CCACTTTCAACGTAAGAAGCATATTCAGCATTGTTAATTAATTTGATCGTCCAACCACCGCAACCATAGGTCGGTCCTTCTGCCGTCCATGATCTGCGAAGGTTGCCTTGCTTTACAGGAGTGTTTGTTTCCAAAATTCGTAGTGATTGAGTGCCTATACGTCTAGAACTCTTTCCAAGCTCCTGTTTTACATAGCCACTATCAATCTTCTGCCTTACTCTACTAGCGAATTGCTGAAATTGAGCATCGTCAACATGTCCTAAACTCATGCTTTCTCACTCCTAACCATTGCTACTTCCTGATGGCTGAAATAGCCACTATAGCCCTTGCTGGCACGCTTATATTTAGTCACTTGACCATTTACATCAGTCACATAAATATCTGCACCAGCAGGGATTTTAATGCCATTTCGAATAATCAATTTCGCATCATATTCGTCAGTACCAAAGAAAGACTGTTCACTAGCTGATTGTCCTTTTAAAACCACCTTAGCTGGCTCATCTTCAACAATAGTCACATCTTCATTATTAGTAATGTAGCCATGTTTAGTTGGAAGAGTACCCACAATCTTAACTCGATCATTCCATAGCTTAGGAAGTGCATTTTTTAAGCCATTAAAGTAACTCATTGGGCTAACCTTCTAAAATTATTTAAAAGCATCACATAGTTATCAGTGATTGTGTTAGTAGCTTGCAATGCTGAATAAATATCGCTTGGAGATCTAAAAGAAACTGATGTATCACCCTCTGATAATGACTGAACATTACCAACTTGCTGATCTTTGGGTACTAGCCATTGATGAGTGTCAATAGTTTGTACTGCTAAACCTAAGATAGTTGGTTCAAGCTCTTCTGGTAGCTCTAAAATTGGAATATTTGTGTAAATTGAAACATCAGAAATAACTTTTTCTAGTGTAAATTCCAATACGCTGTCATAGTTAGGTGCATTATCAGTATTAGGCAGAAAATCAGCTAAATGTTTTTTGACCTCTTCAAATCGTGGGTATTTATCCATCTAACCACCTACTTCACTAAAGTTAATAATTCGTCTTTCTTGGTCTTACCAGTGTAATCAATGTGATTCTTATCTAAGTAGGCCTTGATTTCATCTACAGTGTTGTTTTCGTTAGGTTTAGCATCTTCTTCAGTTGTTTTCTTACGTCCAGCAGGATTAGAGTCACCATCTGCGTCCTTTTCAGCCACGAAGAACTCAATCCCCTTAAATTTAGGCTTAAGTAAAAGAACATCATCATAACTTTGTTCGTAGTATAGCCAGTTTCCGGAATTTGCAGCAGCTGGAGCATCTAATCCAACGAAATCATACTTTTCAGGAGAAATTTGAACACCATTGAAGATAAGCATCATCTTAATTTGCTTAGCATCATCAACGGTCTTAGAGCCGTTAGTGAAATCAAACTTAGTTTGGAACAAATCTTCTGGCACAGGAACAATAGTAACTTCATCAAGTGAACGTACAGAACGATTAATATTTTGTGCATCACTTACGATAATTGTTCTATTAATTGCTTCTGCGTCCTTAAGCATGTAATAAGTACCAGTGTCAACGTATAAGATACGTCCTTGGGCTGGAATTCTTGCACGGTCAAAGTTACGCATCATTTGATCGTAAGCTTTTAAAACGTTTTTTGCGTCTAAGCTTTCTGAGTGGATACCAGCATTTTGATCTAATCCTTCGGAAGTATTAACTGCCTGACGTTGACTAAACAACTTAGAAAACATTTCTCTATCCTTTTCAGGCATTTTACTATCTAAGTTGTATTGTCTAGTGATATTAGCAATTGATAATAATTGATTACTTTCATCAATATCTGATGGGTCGACTAATGTACTCCAGTAACGTTCATTAGTTAATTCATAAACATCATAATCCAATGAGTAATTGGCTGCTGGTTGCGTAATAGTACGTCTTTCACGGTCTTGACGTCCAGATAAAATTGATAACCGTGGAACTTTAATATGTTTTGCATCTAAGAAGTTAATTGTATTGTTAGATGGTGATTGCCATAAAGCGCTTGAATATAAAACGTCTGGATAAAAACCATCAATAACTGCTTTTTGATATTTATCAGCGTAATTAATTGCCATTATTTATGTTCTCCTTTAAATATATCAACCATTGCCTGGACCGGATCAGCGTTAGCAGGTTTTCCATTATTTGGTTGGTAATCTTGCTTACTACCTTCATCAAATAAATAACCATCAGATTTCTGTAAAGATTTAATTTGATCGTCTAAACCTGTCAAATTGCCATCATCATCAAGCTTAATTTCGTCCATGTTCAAAAGACCTCTAATAGCCTTGTTATTGCGAACATTAGCTTTGCTTAATGATTGGTCAATTGCGCTGTTCAAACGATTGGTAGCAAGTTTTTGAGTAAGGTCAGCTGTATCCTTGTCATACTTGCTCTTTAGATCATTAAATTGCTTAGTTAAGTCTTCATTATCCTTAACTTGAGCACGCAACTTCTTTAAATCCTTATCTCTTTCACTCATCTGGGACTTAAGGGCTTTATTCTCTTCTAAAATTTCAGCATTGCTAGCACTTGCTTTATCCTTAGCGTTTTGAATATCCTCGCCGTTTAAATCCATGATCTTTTTAATCTGCTCTTCTTGTAATCCAAGCTCTTCTAATTGTTTTCTTTTCATTGTTCTATCCTTTCACACGTTTTATACGAGTTCGCCTCTCATAAGGGCATACAAAAAGAGCAGTTTAACGACTTACTCAGGTCAAAATAAAAGCCGTTGATTATATCAACGACTTGTTTAATCATCTAACTTTACTCCATTTTCCTTTAAATATTTTTCTTCTTTAGAGTAATCACTGCCTGATTTCTTTTTTGCTTCATAAACTTTTTTAAAATACTCAATATGAGATTTATTGTTAAATTGGGATTTAGGAATTGATTTGATGTAATTTAAAAATTCTTCATTGCTGAGATTATATTTAGTCATTTTCTTCATGTTCAACCACCTCAATATATGGTTTACCATCTATGATATTTAATCTCAATACATCAAATCTTGTATTTCGCTTAAATAATACTTCACCTTCAACATCATTAAATTTTCTAATATCATGTCCACTATGACTTTTTAAAATTACAACTCGTAAATCATCTTCTGGATTATATACCATACCAGCACTTGAAGACGTATAACTTGGCTCTTGAATGTATCCTTGAGTCAAAGCTTTATTAACATAATCGACCATTATATCATCCCTGCTTTCAAAATATAAAGAGCGACTAAGTGGTTCGTCTTCTGAATAGTATGGAATTTTATCCAGAGCAGTATCTAAATCATGTTTTAACTTTTCTTCGGCTGGTGACAATGTATTGCCTGCTCTTAAGTCCGCATTTAAACCGTAAGACTCAAAAGAATTATATTTATGAATTGCAGCTTCTTCGTCCCATGTCAATTTTGGTGTAGGTAGTGATAAGTTGAGTATCTTAACATTGGAAAGCTTTTTCCACTCACTATAATCTAAAGCATTTCGATATACATAGCGTCCTTTACCTGTTTTCGGATCTCTACTCCAACGAGTTTCAACGTCTGGCAAGTCTTTATCGTAAGGAACAGTCGTGCATCTGCAATATGGGTGAATTAAAGGATAGTTAATACCCTCTTTTTTATCTTTGACATTAAAAATGCGCTCATCTAAGTGGGTGCATTGGTCACAAGTGTGGCTTTCTAATGTGGCTAAGTATTGGTATTGCTCAATATCGCTATCTTTATAGAACTGTGCTGTTGCTTCTTCGGCAGCGTGTCCCATTTCAGTAGTAACCAGCCTATGCAAATCTCGATCAGAAACCTTCTTAAAACGATCTCTCATCATTGAAACAACCTTGCTTGGAGAATATCCAAATAAAGTTGCTCTTAGCATTGTGTCAGTTAACTCATCAGGAAGAATTTCAGTGTATTCTTTCCAAATTCGCTTGCTAAAATCGCTACCTTTCCAAGGGCTGTAAACAATATTTTCTAATTGCTGTTCGTTGAAATGATTTAGCTTGATATCCAGTTGACCAGTAGCTCGGTACTTATCATAAGCATGTAAGTAATAGCTATTCTGATACTGTTTGGCTAAACCTTTTTGCATTTTTAGTTGTTCAGCCATGCCATACTTTTTAGAAAACTCAACCATCTGGTCATGCAACTGTTGAAGTCTGTAAATACGGCTCTTGTAATATTCGGCGTTTAGCTCTTTATCATAACCACCAGCCTTAGCTTTACGTTCAAACTCTTCTAAGGTCATCGACCATTTAGTTGTGTTAATACTTCCTAAGACGCTAGCAGCTTGTTTTAAGCCGACATTATTCTCATTAGCATATCGCTGTAAGTAAACTAATGCTTCTTTTTCGAATTCATGCTCTAACCGTCTTAGTCTAACTTGCATAGCCGCTTCATAATCTGCTGACGCTTCAAGTTGCTTTTTCTTTTCAGCAATAGCACGTTGACGCCAGTAGTCACTACTCTTCATCGTCTACGCCTTTACCGTTTAACTCGTCAGCTTGTTTAGAATATGGATCATTTTCTTCTCTATCCTTGGCTAAGTCTTTCAGTTCTTGCTGCCAATCATCAACAATAGGATTAGCTTTAGCAACTGCTTCTTTTGAACTGTAATTGGCTACTGTAGAAACAATTTGAGCCTTAGTTAAGCTATCTTCTACCTTAGTTCTCGTCCAATGTTGCGATATATGGCGCTTGTCCGCATCTGAAAAGTTAAGGTAACGCATAATTGCACGAACCAACTCATTAATAGCATGTTCAAAGTAAGTTTGTGTTTTAGCAGCCTTTAATTCTAAGTGAGAATATAGCATTTTGATTGCTACACCAGAAGCATTTGAACTCTCAAAGTTAGCTGGATCAATTCCTTGACCAAACAAGAAAATGTTATCACGGGTTATCTTAAGTGCATCGTCACGGGCTTCAACAGGGATATCAATTTGGAGCTTATCAACGCCACTCTTATCGCCATTACCTGCGTTATTGATCTTAATAGACTTATATTCTCTTAGATCGTTCATGAACTGCTCTAAGCTAGCACCACCATAGTTGGTTAAGACGAGAATTACAGTTTGGACATCGTCTAAGTCATTAATAAATCCATTGTAGATGTCATCGTAAGCATCAATTAACCCCTTATACTTGTTAAGTTCAGGCAAGCGATATTTATTTTTAGGAAATTCAATAAAAGGAACTCGTCCAAAGTTGTGTTTTAAGGTGTTTGACTGTCCTGTTTCATAGCCAGCGCTTAGATCGTAAGAAGTAATGATATTGTAAGGCTCAATCACTGTGCTATCGGTTGCGCTTGTCCTGAAGAATTGTGCTTCTTTATCCGTCCAGTATTCGTGAACTGTAAAGTACTTACCACTATCAGGATCTAACTGTTTATAGCTTCTCAGAATACCCAGCAGCTTATTATCTAGCGTTGTCGCATAAATTGGTGTGATCTGGTCAGGTTGAATAATGCCATATCTGAAATTGTTATCTTCATCAATCCAGTAGTGCAACCAAGCTCGACCAGCATTCGAACTGTCTACTAATAAGCCGTTAAGCGTCAACGCACGATCATCGCCTAAGACATCAATAATTTTCTTATTATCGGCATCTTTTCCAACGTCAATGTCAGGAAAAACAGAAGCAACGTAACCTGCTTCTTGGTCTACTAACAACTGATAAAAGTTTGATGGAATGCGATTATCAGCACTTCTTAAAGGATCTTTCTTGCCCTCCTTATTAAGCTTAGCTTTACCGTTGTTTCTGGTAGTAATATCAGTCTTATTTTCATAATAATTCACTGCTTGTTTGTAATTATTAATTAGATCATTTCTGCTTGTTGAAGTGTTTTGAATTAACTTTTTTAAAGCGTCTAATTCCAAGGTATGAAACCTCCTTTCTTGTTCCTGCTATAAATTGCATATCTAATAGCGTCTAGCCTGTCATTGTGTCTTACATCATTTTCTTTGAGCGGAAGTCCTGTGCTTTCGTCCCAAGCATATTGATATATCTCATCAAGTAAGCCACTTGACGCAGTATCAACCACATAAAATTTTCTTTCACGCATTTTCTTTGCTACACACTCAATTCCGGGCAGAACATTCTTATTAGCATTGATACAATTAAGCCCATTGGATTGAAACTCGTTAACATTATCAGGTCTGGCACTATCAGCGTAAAAAATAAGATTGCGTCCGAACCGTGTCTGTAAGTTCTGTGCAATCTTAACCCAGTAATTAATGAACTTGTGCTTCTGTGTGTAGTCTTCCAAGATGTAAGTATTACCGTCTTTATCATCGCCCAGTAAGATAATCGGATTAGGGTGTTCATAACCCCAGTCAACGCCAACATAGTAATCTAAACCATCTGGAACACGATCTCTCGGAATTACCATAGTGTCCTTATTAAAGTCTTGATAAACAATGCCGTCACCTGTAACCCATTGACCAAGTATTGAACGATCATAAAACATCCCACTTGGAGTAGCAGCTTTTAATGCTTCAACATAATCTCTCGAAAGAAAAGTGTTGTCGTCAATTGTAAAACTAAACGCCTTAATCCTTGCCTTAGGATCATGATTATCTATGTAATCTGTCTTAAGCCAGTGTGTAGGAATATCAGGGTTTGTGTCGCAGATAATTCTTGCTGATCCAACAGAACAACGCTGCACGATTTCCTGAAAAACTTCATGAGTGGCTAAACTTGCTTCGTTAACGTAAGCTCCATAAGAAGTCATACCACGAATAGCACCAATTCCTCGAACTGATCCTGTATAAGCTGGCACTATATCAATACCAAAAAGATGATAATGACCGTGTCTGTCGGTCTTCATCACTATTCCAAATTGATTTTCTAGTGATGAGATAACGTTTGTATAAATCGAATTGGAACTATACCCCGCAAGGATATATTGAGGGTGTGGTTCTTTCTCAATTTCAGCAAGCTTTTTAATGCGCTTAAGCTCTAACAGAAAAAGATAGTTGTCTATCACTGTCTTACCAGCACGAACAGCGCCGTTTAAGATTAAGTACTTCCAATCATCGTTAAGGTAGGACTGCAACACCTTAATCTGTTTCTTCGTTAATAGATTTATCAGTGCCAACTTTCCCTGCCTCCTCAATTAGTTTGTTTAATACCTGATCTAATTGCTCGTTGTCCTCAGTTCCAAGCCGTTCAGCCACAATTGCCTTAGCTTCTTTAATTCGTGCATCAGCATTAGCTTTTCTAATGTTAGCTAAAACCAATTCACGCTCTTCCTTAGATAACTGGCTGTCATTGTACTTGTCACGCCAATTATTTTTCAGAAAGAAAATCATCGCTGTAGTGTTACCCGATAAGGCTTTTCTTAACAAGGCATTTTCTACAGCAAAATTAACGTCTTCTTTTCCTCTTTTTAAGGCGTTAGCAATGTTAGGATATTTTCTTTGCCAATCCCACAATGTTTCGCGTCGTATTCCAATGTTATTCGCTATTTGTTCATCTGTTAAACCGTTTCTTTTCCAACCTTCAAGTCGCTGTAAAGCTTGCGGTTTAAGCCATTCTTTATATAGAGCTTTCGCCAATCTTTACAGCTCCTTTCCAGTTATTTCTTATATTTTGGATTTAAAATTTTAGGTACGGCATATCTCCAATTAACGCTATGATGTATACGCAAATTTTTTACACCCATTTTTTGAAGTTGCACAAAACTTGGTTGTATCATCACTGAATAAAATGATTTTAAAAAGGTACCATAATCTAAATATAGGCTTGTCATGCCATTATCACTTAATTGCGTAGTAGCTTGATTAATCATAATATCAGTTACTTGAAATATCTTTTGACCTCGGGAACCTAAATCAACATACATATTTACGTCTTCATTTATCCTTCCAACAAAATTGAAAGGCTTACGGGTATCTATAAAAAAGCTGTTCATTGCTTTTCTTAAAAGTTTCTTTTTGTAATTTACTCCATTTAGACCACCAATGAGATCTCCTCCTTGAGACCATGCAATTGTTAGAGCATTAGTATCATCAAGTAATTTAAGAGTTGCTTCGAAAGCTGCATCAGCATTTTTTAAAGACCTATTTTTTAAAGTACCACCATCTATATAGCGATATGAAAAAGAGTCATAATCATCATCAAATTCCAAAAAATATCTATATCCCAATTTCTTTGCGAGCTTAAAGCAATAATTTCTTGCGTATACAATAGATGCACTATCTTTATTTTGATTATCCATCATATCAAAATATTTACTTTCCTCGTGTTTGTTAAACACACATAAATTAGAACCAAATCTTTTTTGATATTCTCTCAAATGACTATCATCATCACTATCAATAACGAACCAATCCCCAGAGTAATTTGCCTTCTTTAAGGTTTTTAGTGTCTTAATGTTATCTGGACGGCCATAGCTTAAAATAAAGACACAAAAATTTTTTCTAAGCCTCATTTTTCAATTCCTCAACAGTATCCAAAAACTTAGCATAACCATTCTTCATAGCACTATCATAATCAATAATTACTAAAGCACTATCTTCCATTAATTGCTGTATTTCTTTACCTGCATGCGCATAATATTCTGCGATTGCTTGATAATCGAACTTCAAATGTCTTTGTGCACCTAAAATCAAAAATTCCTTAACATCTTCTGGAAGATTGGCTTTTTTTATTTCTTGAACTAAATAATCACGTTTCGAAGTATCAACCAGTTCGCTTTCTTTAGGCTTTTCTCCGGTAACTTCATACTGAGGTATATCAGTTTTTTGTGTATATTTATCTTCTTGCTTATCAAGCACATTAGAAATAGGTTCATCCTTAAACCCAAAATCAGCCATGTTGATATCTAAAATCTTATTTAACTCCTCTGAAAGCTCAGCATCATCCCACTCTGCAAGTTCTCCGACCTTGTTATCAGCTAAACGATAAGCATTAACTTGCTCCTCGGTTAGCTTGTCTGCAACAACGATTGGAACTTCTTTATAGCCCAATTTCTTAGCAGCCTTGTACCGTGTATGACCTGCTATGATTACCCCCCATTATCGACAACAATGGGCTGCTGCCAACCAAATTCCTTAATAGAATTAGCTACAGCGTCAACTGCGTCATCGTTATTTCTAGGGTTATTTTCATAGGGCTTAATTTTATCAATTGAAACTGTTTCAACTTTCATGCTTAACTCCTATTCCTTAAAATAAACAATCCATATAGCAATAAGTTCACATATTAAAAGAATTATACTAATAGCTGAATATATTAATATCGGGCTTAAAATCAGCCACCATGACCATGTAATAAGGTTCATAATTCTGGCTACCGCAAAAATAATTGTTAAAACGATTGCCAAAAATTTCATAAATATCTCCATCAAAAAAGAGCTAGTTTTACAACTAACTCTTACCAATTTTTAAACTGTCATGTCCTGTTTCACTGGTTCTCCCAGTTATAGCAAAGTGTGGAATCGAACCACCCCGCAGCCTTTGTCAGACCCGCTCTACCATTTAAGCTACATTGCTACCAAAAGCAGTAAGGGTAGGAGTCGAACCTACATTCTCCATGATTGCCGGCATCCTGGTTATACCATCTTCAATACTACTTTTTTATTTTAGATATAATAGCTCGTACAAGAATTGAACTTGTAACTCCACCGTGAAAGTGTGGAGTCTTAGCCATTTGACCAACGAGCCAAGTTTAGATTAGCTTTTGTCACGAAACAAACAAACCTGGGAAAACCGTAATAACTAAAAGCTAATCTAGAGGATACATCGGAATTGAACCGATAAGAGATAATTGTCGCTGGCACGCTTAGCTATATCTCGGTAGAATTGCCACTACCCCAGCTCGCCAATGGCTGGCTATATCCTAGAATGCTCTGTTAGGTACAGAGCTAAACCAGATGCAATTCTGTAAATTAAAATCAGACAAACAAAATATATTCGTGATCTGAATAATATTATTTTTACGCCTGCTTTCCGACAGGCAATGGGCAGGCGAGGAATTGAACCCCGCTACATAGTTGTGAAAGAGAATTCCTCTTTTCTTTCTAATTTTCCAAATTGTGCCACTCTATCCACGGCAGTTGCTGCTGCGGTCCAGCCAACAACTACCCAGCTCTTCCCACGCTCTCCTCGAAACCGTTGAGGGTCATGGCATAGGATCTCCCTAGGCAAACTATTATATACAATAATCACCAATGGACTACCGCCTAGGTTATCAAGCAATCAGGAGTCGAACCTGAATGCCGAAATCAAATAAAATAAATGAGGAATGTTTATCGCCTGAGATTAGTCAGGCTATAACCGCCAGTCGAATTGAACGACTGCTAGCGTCTACCAAGAACGGTTACTTTTAATCTGTTACTTACTGAACAAATTAAGATCTTGTATTAATTTCGAAAGGAGATATTCTTTCAAACGTACCGCACGTATCAAGGTGAAGTCGAAAGATCGTAACCACCACGTCTAATCTTTCGACAATAACAATTTATCATGAAATGAACGCAAGCAGTGCGCAATGTTTGCGCAAGCTTTACGCACGACTAATTTTTCCGGATCTTAATCTTATCAGGTCATACTGTTTTGACTTTCTGGCTGAAAACTCTTAAGTCGGGTAAATCATCAACGCCGAAATATCTTTTCCAGTAAAGCCATCTATCGGCGAACTCACATTGAGCATTAATCTTCTTAGTATCAATTGACCTAGTCGACAGATTAACTGTAGCTGCTACATCAACAATGCGTAACTGGTCAATGTACGTTCCAATCAAGATACGTCTGTAAGGCTTTAATGCTGTATCGGTGCAATTATCCATTGTCCGATAAATTGCTGCACAGACCTTTCTAGCAGGATCAGCAATATCAATGTCGTCTTGCGCTTCGTCAATGAAATTATTTTCAACGCCATTCTTGTTTGTCGATCCAGGTGCGAATGATAATTGAGGGCTTGTAAGTTGATTACGGTGTAAGCCAGCCAAATTAAGATAGCTCTGAAAATTATTAGTCAGGAACTTATCCACCCTTTTAGCTGTAGCTCTTAAATTCGGCTGTAATCCTAAGTCAATTTGATACACACTTACACTCCCTCTCGCCTATCAATTATTTTTGTCTCTTACTTTGATTTCATGCTCAATCAAAGCCAGTAACTCTTCTGCCTTACTTTCATCAATCATTGCTTCGATTGTTGGCTCAACAAGCTCCTGAAAGTTCCTGATGTTTGATTTCAGCATTGATCTAAACTCATCAAGCTGTCCCGTTGAAAACTGCTTATAATTGCAAGTATTAACTTCATATCCATACAATTTCATAGCCAAGGCTTCTCTTCCTCTTCATCAGTTAATTTATTTTCTTTAGCTACTCTTAAGTCCCAAATTCCATCGCCCATATAAGTTAAAACATCACCACTATTTAGTGAACACATAAACCCGTATTTAGTTTTAATCACATAGCAAACAGCATTATAGTCCAGACTCATACTATCTTCTGAACGAACACGAACTGAACCAGCTCTCCTAATTCCATGTTCATCTAAGAAATCCTGAGTAAAGGTATACAGTAATTCAGCCCTCGTTCCTCTAGTTCCAATCTTCAATTCAATTGCCATAGTTATCTCTCCATTTCTTATCTATTTCATCATCATTTACCTGCGAATTAACCAAAACCAATGGCCCTTTATCTTTATCAGAAATCTCAATTTTTGCTACTGTCGCCAGATCTACATATACATATCCGTGAATTCCGCCCAAAATTAAAATATCGTTTTTAATTTCTTTTCCGTATTCATCTAATTTTTTTTGCAAAATTATTCCACAGATGTTCTTTACTATTATCAACTGCAACTGAATCAGTACAACCATTTTTAAATATTAAATTAACGAAGCAAAGCTTATTGCTTGCCTTAAGCTTATTCATTCTAATCACCTATATCTCTCTTAATTCTTACGTCAACTCTTGCACGCTCGGCATACCTCTTTTTAACTAGCAAAGTTGTTACTTGCTTGTCATCGTGGTAAACACCTCTCATAACCTCAACCATTTTGTGAAGTCGTTTGTCACGTTTCATCTTTGGGTTCATGCCGTCCATGATGATTTTGCCCACGTTATCAGCATCAGGTTTCTTAGTAGGTAATTCTTGGTTATTCAAACATAAAGCCTTACGTTTCTTGCTTAAACTCTTTGGAATTTCAAAATATGCTATGATTTTGACGTCTAATGGCTCGTCTTTATCAAATACACCTTTGAAGCTGTTAATCGCTGTATACCTAACTAAATCCTCATATCGTGCCGTCTTAGCTGGCGTATAAGTTACCGTCCTAGTAACTCTCGGTCTTGCCTTACCTACTGGCGGTCCCTCAATTGTAAAGTTAACTCTCATAAACTCCCCATGTACAAAATCAATATCCCTAGCAGAACTAAGAATGCTGCTGCAAAAATCCAATCAGTCATAAATGAACCCCACCATAACTGCAACTTGTCTAATATCGTGAAGAATTGGATCTTGCAACCATTCTCGATACTTCTCGCTAACTGGCATATAGTCACTTACCGCTCCAAGTTCCCAGTCCTCTTTCAGGGCCTTTTCATCATCAATATCCAACAAAATTCTGAAAGCACCTTGAAAAGTTAAGCCGCCACGTTTCATTTCATCAGATAGCCAATCAATTCTTGCTTGAACAAAGTCTGGTAAAGGGAAGTTCTTTGCAGGTGGAGAACACTTCCCATCTACCACTCGCCAGCCATAAGCCCAACGATAACTTTCTTCAACACTATCTTTCTCTACTTTGAATTCTTTCATAGCTTCCTCCCACAGATAGGACAATAGTTGATTTTAATTTCATCAGTATCATCTCCGTAATAATCACCAACAATAAGTGACATAGATTTATCCGTATTAATATCCACTGTTGCTTCAACATAATTATCGTTAGCAAAATAGTGACATTCCAGCAGTGTATAATGCTTTTTTCCAGTTTCATGATGGCAATACGGACATTTTTGTTTTTTAGTCAATTGCTAATCTCCTTCCGCATACTGGGCAAAATCTAACTTTTTGAGAATATATTTCAAACCAATCTTTTAAAAGTGCTTCAGCTCCAACTGAATATGAATAAATGTAGAAGTCATATTTAGTTGCTCTATATAATCTAATTTCGCAGCTACCATAACCTTTGCCAATTATGTTTTTACCAAAACCATCTGAATCAAAATCACAGCAGGGACATTTTTCTCTAGTTGCTACTGTCATTCGATCACCAGCTTTGCGTTTACTTTGTGCCAATCGGAAAGAGTATCTTGTAAGATGACTAGATAAGGGGAGCTAAAGCTATGATTAGCGTCATAAGATTTATCGTCTTTTAAATCTAGTGACATAACTGTGTAATCTTTTTTATGATCTTTCACAATTAGTCCATAGTGTTCTCCATCGCTAACTACATCGCCCAATTGCCACTGTTCTTCTTTCTTATCTTTTGTCTTATCAATAATTTCCATTGTTAATCCTCCGTTCGAATATTCATAAGTTCGATACCAACTAACATTTCTGGTAATGAGCCTAAATAATCTTCGATTTCACAATTTTCCCCTGTATCACTAAATAAAACAGCTCTAAACCAGTTCTTTCCTTCTTTATCTCGGCTAAGATCTTCCAATTTAAAATTAAGCATACTAGTTTTTTGTTTGAGCAAACTTAATAAGGTATCCCCATCTTGAAAGTCGGAAAGCATATCAGCAAAAGTACAATTTCCTCCAATTTCAACAAATGCAAATCCTTGATATTCCCATTGCTGAAATGTTAATTTTATTGTCTTCTTTGAAAAACGATATATATAATTTGGATCAAATGATTTCATGATTTAGCCTCCATTTTGTACAGTGTTAATCTTTGACTATTTTTCGGTGCATTTCTGTGATATGCAGGTTTCGACAAGTACGACAGAGATTGTTTCTTTTTGTGATACTTTTCAGCTAAATAATCTGCTGTACCAAGATCAATGAATGTGTCACCTCTATACATTGCATACCACTTTGGTTTTAGCTGGGTTTTACTCATTTTGACTTACCTGCCTTACTACTCCATGGAGCTTCTTAGCAACTTGTGCTGCCTCTTTCTTGTCGATAAATATCGACTTAGCATATCCAGCCGAACGACCTGTTGTGTCTAAAATCTCAACCATGTACATATCAGGGATTGAGTACCAGCGGTACTCTTTTGCGTCTTCGATGATTTTTTCTAAATTGTGGTTTTCTTCAAGCATTAAGCAATGTCCTCTCTCTCGATTAGTGGTAGAACGTCATTTACTTTAAGTACGTCATAAATCAATCGTCTACCTTTTTGAGTCCAAGCAGTAAGTGGTTTAGCATGATCCTTACCGTGTTTGTCGGTGTATGTATGAAGTTTCGTTGTAGTGTACTTCTTGCCCATGTACGCCTTATATAAGATCCATTGACCGTTGACTTTATGCTGAATTCCTAGCTGGTGTAGCAATTTGTTAAACTTAACCGCACTGTAACCATAATCTATAGCAATTTGAGTAGTAACCATTGCATCAGTAGTCCCCAGAATGACATCTAAGTAACTAGCCTTCTTGTTGCTCTCTTCAAGTTGACGGTTCAAACTTTTGTTTTCCAACTTAAGTTGCAAGTTTTCACTGTGAAGAATATCCATAGCACGTTGAACAACATTCTGTGGGTCATTCCACTTCTTTTCGATTTCGATTAGATACTCACGGTATTCTTTACCCTTTTTGGTTCTGCTCAAAAGACACAGCTGCTTAGCCATATCAATTGTGAGTGCGTAGTCCTGAACTTCCCTAATAGCGCCATTTCCGACATTTACACTTGTAAGTGTAGATGTATAATCAGTGCCATTTTCAAAGTCTTTACTGTTTTGTTTCCACCAGTCGGTAAACTGTCTTTTAAGACCTAATCCTTTATGTAAGTCTCTAGCACTAACTAGTTGCTGGTCATTCTTGACCGTTACTTTGATTAATTCGTTATTCATCTTCATCGTCCTCATCTTCGCATAGCATATCCGTAATACGCTCGTAAGCATCTTCTTTGGCTGGGTTCAAGTCGTTAACAGTTAATGTCTTGCTATCGTCGTTTAATCCCATTAGGTACTCAATTGGAACTTCTAAAAAGTTAGCCAACTTTTGCCAAATTGCTAAAGAGTTAGGTATTCCATTTTCCAATCCTTTTTCAAAATTTTCTAAAATTTTAAAGTCAATGTTGGTTTTAGCTTGTACATCGGCAAGAGTTAATCTCTTTTCCAATCTCAATTTCTTTAGCCTATTTTGCATGGTGTGGTTACCTCCCGTACTCTCTGAAAATTGCGTTACGTTCTTCTCGCGTCATTTGTAGTGTTGTTTGCGATTGTTGTTGCTGAACCTTATCCCAGTTAGTAGCCCTTCGAACTGGCTTATTTCTAAAATTGTTTCGTGGAATAGGTCCTGTATCTGGCTGATTTAGATATGCTTCAAACTTAGTTCCAAAAAGAGTTTCTGGTCTTAAGTACTGAACCATGTTGCCATCTTGTAGCCATTCAGCACACTTCTTGTCTATAACAGACTTAAAGTCAATATCAGTAAAGCCCTCGTTGTATCTAGCTTTAATTAGTCGCCTAGTAGCTTTAGAAGTTGGACGATAATGTGAATTAGTCTTTCTGTTTAAGTAATCGATAATTTTTTCGTAAGGTATTTTTTGAGATTTTTGTTTTGGTTCGGGGTCGACGTTCTCTGAACTCGACAATTTATCTATATCTTCTTCTGTTCTATTAATTGTTTTATTATATTGTTCTATTTGGGTATCATCAGTGTTACCCCCCTCATAACATGAGTGATATGGGGTTTTTAACACAGATGTTATGGGGGTACTATCATCAGTGTTACCATCCCCCCTAGCATCAGTGTTAATAGGTACAGGGCGCAATTCAATTTTTCTCCCCTTAACAGCTCCCGTTTTTTCATCTTTGACTATTGTTGTTTTTATGTAATTTAATTTTTCAAGCTCTCTGACACATCTAATTACAGTTTGTGGAGTGCATCTTAAGCGCTTTGCCAAAGCCTTGTTACTCATATAGAAGCTGCCTGTAACATTAATCATTGAAAGAACTTCTCCATATAGCAATATCGTTTTATCGCTTTTAATTCGTTCATCATGGGCTACACTTGCAGGAATATTAAGAAATAATCTACTTCCGGTAAATTCTTCTGCCATGTTTGTACTCGCTTTCTAAGAAATTGCATCTTCAATTGCTTTTTCAACTTCTGGATCTTTGGCGTAGTCAGGAATGCCATTAGCTTGTTTTTTCTTGTTAGCAGCTATAGCCATTTCAGTGAACTGTCTTACTGCTTCGCCATCGGCTGAATTTTCCTTGAGCTTTTCATGCCACCACTCAATCGGAACACTTGTCTTAGCGTCAAGTCCCATCTTCTTTTGCTTATCGCATTCGGTGTAGATGGTGACTAAGAACTTCTTTTCTCCGTTATAGTCAGCTTGATACCCGTACAGTTGATCTTTAGTCATTTTCTTCGGCTTGCTCAGCGTTGCTTGTCGCCTTGCTGGTTTTTGTGCAGGCTTAGGGACTGTCTGTTTCCGTTGGGGTTGTTCAGGTAAATCTTCCCCCGCATAAACATCTAAGCCTAATCCTGCAAATGCTAAGGCTTTAACTAAGCAACGCATTTGAGTTTTATTGATTTCAAAATAAGTCGGTTTAGCTATAACTTTATTTCGATAATCCATTACATAAAGTTTGGAACTATAGCTTTGATCTTCTATAGTTACTGTTACTTCTACCTCAGTTCCTGCTATAGTTTGTCTATAATCTACATTCCTGCCAGTTGCTAGCCAGCTCTCTTTAGTAAGAACATATTCAGGAAATTCTTTGATCTGATATGTAGCATCAGGATATAGGCTCTTAACCAAGCCCCAAGCTTTAGCCCAGCTTAGGTAATTTAGGTTTCCTTTCTTTTCTAAAAGTGGCTTTACATCAACCTTTGCTAAGGTTTCATATACTGATTTTTTCTTGTCGGTCATAGTGGTTACTCCTTAGGTTTCTGTGATAATGCTTGCTTCATCACGTCTTGACGTGCGTCTTCTGCAATTTCTCGTAAGAAATTGATCTCTGCTCCTAAAGTTCCTCCGGGGAAACTATCATCAATTTTCGGCTTCAACTTATTGATCCAGTTAATACCTTGCTGATATGATCCTTGAGTTAAAGCTTCAGCAGCTATCTTCTTTCTCCAATCGCTAGCTTCTTTTTCCAGTTTGTATTGCCAAGTCATGTACTCTTTTTCAAATCCGGCATGTTTAGAGGTCATCAGTAGTTACCCTCCATTCCATCAAAGAAGTCTAAGACATCGTCTTTCCAAATATCATCGTATTGATCAACAGTGGCTAAGTATTCGATCAATTCTTTCTTGTCCCAGCCTGTACGACTGATATAGTTATCAATTCCTAGGCTGAAAATTTGAGTTGTTACGAAATGTTTGAAGCTCAAATAATCGCAATCACTATCGCCGATAGTAACTAAGTTCCAGCCTTCAAATGCTGAACTAATGCCTTGATCTGCTAGTCTTCTTTGTTCTTCTTTCAAACGCTGCTCCCTAAAAGTTGCAGCCTGCGCTGGTGTCATGATCTCAATCATTGTGGTATAATCTCCTTAGAAATTAATTTTGATATACTATTTTCTTAGTCGTTACTGATTGCAGTCGGTAACGGCTTTTTTGTTGCCATCAAAGCTATTTCGAATTGTTTTTCGTATTCGTCAATTGCTAGTGGCGATCTATCTTGTCTAGCAAAAAATGCGTTGCTATTGCTGATTAATCTTGCTTCTAATGTCATCTTTTCCACCTCCTTAAAGGAATACTCTCCAGAAGTAATAGCCCAACATAGTGATACATATAACCCCTGCTGCAATTACTTCTGAACACACAATTGCAACTAGCCAATCTGTCTTCTTACGCTTCATTCCAGCGATCTCCAATCGTTACTAAATCTGTAAGTGCTGCGTTAATTTGCTCTTGCTGTTCCTTAGTACCTACCTTTTTAAACATATCGGCTAACTGAATAACACTTTCTAAGGTGTTACCTAAATAGGCAATTTCAGCCGATCCATCTTTGTTAACAACAATCTGTTCATCTTTGATGCCAATCTGATATTCAGCATCTTTCTTCCACTCGAATACGCCTCTTGATACCAATTGTCTAATTACGTCGCCCGTTGTAACCTTTATCATTTTTCTACCTCCCAAAATCTTTCTTAATACTTGCATTCCAATCAATGCGGTGATAGTTTTCTTCAATCCACTTTTTAGCGTCTTTTCTAAAAATGATTGTTTTCTTGCCGTTGTGTGGGTTAACTACAAAACCACCATTTTCGAAATCAATTTCCTTTTTAAACTTATCGAAAACATACAACCTTACCCACTCTTGACCTTTACCTCCGCAATACTTTTTTCGGAACTCATCAATGTTAATTGTTGCGCCCTCTGCTTCTTCCTTTTCCTTATCAAATAAAGCTTTGATAATCGGCTTAAAGATAACTATGAGAGCATCTTTATTAATTAGCTCAGGCATTTAATCACCTACTTTATTATCACTATTTGTTTCTATTTTGTAACAACTTTATAAGCTTTAGTAGTAATTAAATTTAAAAAAATATCCTGCCCCTTGATATTAAATAATTTTGCCATAGCTTTAATATACTTGGGCTTTGGAATTGTTTCTCCTCTCTCCCACCTTGAAACTGTAACATTAGTAACGCCTAATCGCTTTGCTAATTCAGCTTGCGTAAGCCCAGCTCCAACTCGTAAGCTTTTAAGTTCCCGCTTCATTTTATCAACTCCTTTA